TCTGGTCAAGTTCGTGAAGAACCTCGACCGAGTGCTTGACTATGCCAACCTGCTGCGTTATGTCTTGACATCGGACAAGGCGGAAGTCAATGATATCTGTCCCCGTCGCCTGGAAGTCGTGGAACCCTCTGCCGGCGTGGCCTCCACTGTACAGGTAGAAGAAGGTGACTTTGATCTGGGAGATCTGGAAGCCGAGACACCCGAAGCTCCCGAGGAAGGAAGCAATGCAGCGGCCGCGCCTTCGAATGTCGTTGCAGTCAAGAAGGGTGGTCCTATCAGCACACACAATTACTTCAACAATCGTATTCTGGAGATTGATCCAGAGTTGATTGATGATGAGTATTCAAAACGGTGCGAGAAGCTGTCTCAAGTTGTCATCTTGACTCCGGAGGACCAGGCCCGTCTCCCTGAAGACTACAACTATTCAAAGGCGCCTGCGAACGAAATACTCCGTGTTGCAAAAGGTATTGCAGTCTGCCCGCAGTACTGGTGTATGCGCGACGAAATACCCTTGTCGGAAGATCAGCTTGTTGTAGATGACAACAGTATCAAGCACTGTCCTATGTGTAACGGAAAGGTCCGCGTGACAGACAAGGAGGATTCGCGAGAGTACAGTGTGATCAAGCGTAACACGGAGTTCAAGTATCCGGACTTCAAGGACCCATCTGCAAAGAGTACAAGCAAGAAGAAGCTCCCGTGTTGTTATCGGAAACCTGCTTCGACCCCCGCGGTTCTGGGGGCAGAGGAGACAGACGAATCGGGGACGCCGATTGACGATTACTATGTTCTGACGTCCGGTGTGATTCCCGCTCTCCGTATCAGCTATCTGCCTGGCGAACTCGCAAAGCGTATTGGAGTCAAGACGAACTACCCTAAGACATGCCCGAGAAATCGCATTGAAGCCTCTGCATCCGATATGTTCCGCGTGGGCGTTGGTCTTCCTCGTGAGAGCATTCCCAAACTTCTGAATGACGAAACCCGTAATTTGCCATCTCCGGCTCATGCAAAGGAAAAGATCATCCAATGCTCCTTCTTCCGTACGTGGAAGGACCTGGGTGAAGGTGACACCTTAATCGATCGCATTGTGTCAGGAATTGACCGGGCCTACACCTCCAAGACCCTGCCCGTTATTGATGAAATTGAGTACATCACTCGAATCTTTGACTGTCGTGTCATGCGCATTAATACGCACACCAACACCATGTCCTGCGGATTCTGGTCCGACAAGACCACCGCACAGTCGAGAACCATTGCGCTGCTCGACACTGACGTTCTCGGAAAGGTCACGCGTCGTGCGGGTCGCACAGGATTCAAGTTTGATTACGTGACGGATATCAATAAGTTTGAAGAGGGAGCCAAGAACATCCTGCGGGGACTTCACACAGCAGCCTGCTCGTCATCTGTGCCGACGTTTGATGACGCTGTCAAGGAGCTCATTGCAAAGAACATGTCCCAATACCAGGTCATCCTAGATCCCTTTGAGCGTGTCCAAGCGGTCTTTGTTCCTGAACAAGCTGTTCTCCCTGTTCATCCTGTGAATATGGATGTTCCGGGTGGTGTTGCTGTTCGGTCAGGATATGCAGATGTCAAGGACGAGGAACTCCCTACTAGCAAGACGTTAGATACCTTCTTGAAGGACACGCGTCACAGTGGATTCAAGCGCGCTGAAGTGCTTCAAGCATCGGATGGAACCTACACTGAGTTCCTGCTTGAGTCTGGGTTTCGTGCTCCTTTCCGTCCCGAAGAAACAGAGGAAGAGGACACAGTAAAAGAGGTCACCAAGACAATCCGTGAACACTCCGAGGAGACACTCGTAACAGGTCGCTCGAATCCCGAAGATCTGCGCTTAGCAAGTGACATCACCTACTCGTCTGAGGTATTTGAGTTTCTGTTGTTCTCCTTGTCCAAAGATATCCAAGGAGGCGATCACGAGGACCTGCGAGCGGCGATTGCCAAGCCCGGACCTGGACTGTTTAAGGATCTCTCGCAATGGATGTCTCGCGAAGCCTATTGGGATGAGGTGAATGAACCGGTTCAGTTTGTGAACAAAGTTCGCACACCCTGTGGGCAGATGGTCGAGAACACCTGCAAGTCCTCTACGCTGTGTGGATGGCATGATGGCACGTGTAAAATCAAGGTCAAGCCGATTGTGGATAAACGCTCCTTGCTGAAGCGGATGACAAAGGTCCTGTCGGAGAACTCCAAGCAGCGTGCGTTGGTGTTGGATGGTCGGCTGTCTCCATTCTTCAGCACAATATTGTACTTGGAGATGCCGCACGAACTCATCACAAACACACCTTAGTTGCGACCCTTACCCTTTGACAAGAGCCGGTCATCCTGATACATTAACTCAGACAGACGCTCCTGCTTTGCTTGGGATGGGCCCATCCAATAGGGCCGTCCGTCACGACCTGACCGCGTAATCGATCGAACCACATCATTGATCTTCGATCTCCGAGCTGTCTGAACCCCCTTGATTTGTTTACGCCGAATCATCTGCTGGGGCTCGCTCATGGTTTCCCGCACCCCTGCACGACGGGTACGACGGCGACCACCCTTTGTCTTCATTACATCTAGGCACTCTTTTTGTGTCTGAAAAAATTGAAAGGTCCATCCAGCCTTTGTATAGGTTTCGACATCCTCTTCAGTGACAGGAAGATCCTGTGTGATCAAGGTAGTTCCTGTCTTGCTAAGATTGAACTTTGCAAAGCGAGTTTTGAACTCATTGTCAATGTAGGCTTCCAGTTTATCTCCCGTGCAAACTCCCTTCATCTTCTTCATCCACTCCGCTGTAAAGGTACCTGACAGCAGATTGTATGTATAGGTGGCACCCGACTTGCGAAGTTCACCCGCTCCATGGACCTTCGAAGCACCCACACGGGACGCAATCGCAAGATGTGTTGTTCCCATCTCAAGAGCCGACCAAGTCTTCGTGGCCGCAAACTGAACTGGACTCGCTGCACGCGTGTAAAAGATCCACGTATAGACACCGTCCTCCAGCTCACTCAAATCCTTGTAGATCGGAATGGACTTCAGATAGGTCGCCAGCTTGTCCCGTCCAGGGAGCGTAGCAAGAACGTACTGTCCTCCCTCGTTCTTCACATCGCAGTTGAAGGACTTTTTGGTATTCGGATTCTTCTTCACAAAGACAGGAAAAAACCGAGTGACAAACTTCCAACCATCCGGCGTCCTCCACCAGCCATCCACATAATGGCGCACCCCAGTTGCCCAGATCTCCTGGCACGGATCCTTTGTCAGGCCTTGAACTTTGACACCCCTTGCGGCGTTCTCATCCAAAAGTCTTTGCATCGAATTCCTGCGGGTCTTCTTGACCGGCTCCATTGTAACAAGAACAGAAAGTATTGACATGGAGATCCATAGCAATAATGCGTTCATGGGGAATTGAACCCCAGTTTAAAGATTGGAAATCTTTGATCCTAACCACTAGACGATGAACGCGGGTGGTGTGTGGGTGCAAGAACGAGCTTGCGAGTGTGTCCTTTGATGGAATCGAACCATCGACTCGTTGTGGGTAAAACAACTGCTCTACCTCTGAGCTAAAAAGACTAGTGTTTGCGAGTGCGTCGGGACTTCCGACTACGACGAGTACGACCCTTGCCAAATGAAGACTTTGCATCTTCATATCCAGGTCCACCTGGCATATCCAACCGCGGAGGTGCATACTTCAGTTTCTCGTGTACCGCAGATTTGGTGGCCTCCTTTGCAAGCGCCGCTTTCTCTTCAAAAATCTTTTTATATTTGAGGATTAACTCATCAAAAAAGCGGAGTTTTCTCTGAGCAGCTGCGACCCATCGCTCTTGCGCATTCGCCATATATGACCTTAATCGTTGTAAAGTACCAGTCGGCGGAATTACACGGGACCGCATAACCCTATTAAGTTCGTCCGAATGGACACGCCACACAGCCTCAAGCCCGTCTGCGTTCTGAGTTAGTCTGGCATATTCGTCGGTATCCGCTTGGCTCCAGGTTTCTCTCCCAGGAGTGTACCTTGGCATTGTAGATATCCAAGATTTAACGCTTACGAGTGCGCCGGGACTTGCGACGGCGCCGACGAGTACGACCACTGCCAAACGAAGCCTTTGCCTCTTCATATCCAGGTCCACCCGGCATACCCAACCGCGGAGGGGCGTACTTAAGCTTTTCAAATACAAAGGATTTGGTAGCGTCCTCTGCAACTGACTTCTTTTTGGCTCTCACACCCTTGTATTTTTCATCCATTTCTTTATAAAAACGATTCAACGGATCGTGAGACCGTAGTGCCCTCATAAGACCTTGGTCTAGTTTGTCTTTATCTGCCTTGCTCCACTCGTTTGTGTACCGACCTTGGTTTTTCCTGAACAATTCTTCAGCTTCTTGGATTCGCTCAGCCTCGGCTCTCTCTGTCAACTCAGTTAGCCTAAAATATTCATCTTTATCCGCCGTTGACCAAGCGTTGGCTCCAGTTATCCCATTGGCACCTGGCACCGCAGATCCCCACGGGATACGTCTTTGATCCATTACTCATTGCCAACAAAGTACTTTACGTCACCGGAGGTTCCTCAGTGAACCTACGCCTTGGGGGTCTTGATGAAGTGCGCCTTCAGGAAGGACTGGAGGTTCAGGTACGTCACCTCATCCTTGTCCGACACGCGGAGGAGCTTCGCGAGGGCGGCGTTCGGGAGGATGCGGCGCTTGAACGAGGGGTCGAAGCACGAGTGCGTCTTCACGTACTCGCTGATGAACTTCGTGACCTGCGTCTGCGAGCGCGTCTCACCGGCCTTGAGGCCCATGAAGTGGCACAGCTCCTCCGTCAGCGGGCGCTGGACGAGGAAGGCATTGTTCGCACGACGCTTCTCCCAGGCCGCACGCTGCTCCGGGGTCATCGTGGCCGGGTCAACCTTCTTCTTCTTCTTGGAGTCACGGGCCTCGCGCTTGGCCGACTTGGCCGCCTCCTGCACCGCCTTCACGGCGTCGCGGACACGGGTGGAGAGATCGGCGCTGAGGGCCTTGAGCGTCTCCGCGAGGGCCGAGAGCTGGGCCTCCGACGAGACAGAGGGGACGGCAGCGGCCGGCTCAACCGCCGGGGCGGCAACCGTCGGCACCGTGGCCTCCGCCTTCGCGGGCGTGGAGGCCTTAACGACCTTGGTCTTGGGCGCCTTGGCCTCAACGACCTTGACGGGGGCAGCCGGCGGCGCCGCAGCGACAACGGGGGTGGGGGCGGCAGTCTTCGGGGCGGCGTCGGACTTCTTGGCGGCAGGCATCTTGTTTGACTTAGAAACAGAAGAAGAGGCAGACATCTTTAACGCACTGGTATACTCTTACCATCGGCGGTCATCTAAACCCTTTTCTTTTCTACAAACGGGGGGAGGGGTCGTTTGGAGAAGACTAACATTCGTTCCTTGGCTCCGAGGTAGTATGCCCGGTAAGAACCAACAGGATCGTCAGTTTTATATTCGTCGGGCATTGCCATTCGGAAGGGTGTGCGGTCGCCAGCAGGCAGGGGCGGAAAGTTGTCCGACAGCCACTCAATATGGTCTTGAGTCTTGTGGCGCTTCCCATAACGGAAAGTGTACTCGCGACACAGCCACAAGCCCAGGTCGGAGAGCCAGCGATAGTTCTCGACTGATTCACGGATCCAAATAGAACAGGGGTGATTCGGGTGGGTCTTGAGATACGCGCCTGCAGGAAGATTGTCAGGATCCAAGACCCAGTGAGAGCAGTAGAGGAGCTGAGCGGTTTCAAGGATCATCTTGACAACATGCTTGTCGCAGTGGAACTGGGCGGCTTCGCGGGGATCGAGTGAGAGAGCAAAGATATTCATGGCAGCACAGACCGATTAGTTACCTAAAGTTGAATCCATTTTTAACAGCGGTAAATAGCCGACATGACGTTGAAAATAGTTATGTAAGGCTCTTTTTGTTGGGTTGTCAGGCGGATCAGCATGCGAAGTGAGTTGACAATGTAGCTTGACGGGTTGCTATCAAGAAGCTGGCGACAGAGCATATACAACGAGGGCTTGTAGGCGAGCTTGCTGTCTTCACGAAGGAATCTCCACATGGCAATATGAGACGACCTGCTGATGCGAACCAACTGATCCAACGAGACATCCGTGAAGCCGTTATCTGCAAAGATCTGGCATAGCAACATCCATCGATGCCGAATACGATCGTCACCCGGGACAGGTTCTGCAGGAACGGGTAGATTGCGATTATTTCGCATCACCCACATCTCCCGAAGGCGCTTGCGGGTGTCGATGGACAATGGGCATCGTGTGTAGGGATTGCTAGGCTCCAATGATTTCAGGCACCAAGTCCAGATGGAGGCAAAGTTAAACCACCAGATCTTTCCATTCTCCTCGAATGAAAAATAGTCAAGGGGGTGCAGAGAAGACGGCTCGCCGCAGGAGACAAGCTCCTCGTCGTTGGCTAACCCCTTGCGCGACAACACGCCCGGCCCCGCGAGGCGGATGTGTCGGAGGACGAGCCACCTGCGTGCGTACGACTGACATTTGACAACACGTATGTCGGTGATGTTGCTGTCCTTCCACATCTCTACGTTCTTCGCTCTTGCATGAATACCACAGACTGTATGTCCAAGGATAGCATTTGCGGTACACTGACTTGTAGCTCCGCGCCGTTTTGTTGCAGCGCATCTAACCATTCTTTATGCGACAGGTCGTTATCTGAAAGTCAGCTTTTCTTATCGACGTGAACTCCGTGAGAGTTTCATTAAATACAAGTATGTGATGATATCCTCCAAAATACACATCCACTACGCGTTCACAGAGTGTTTGATATGAGTTGTCGTTGCGAACAGCTCCAAAAAAAGTTGAAAGATACTCTTCACAGAATGTGATTGTATTTGCACCATCCCATTCATATGTCTTTCCAAGTAACTTAGGCTTGAACATGCGGGCACTTTGTTGCATCTTCATAAACGTCTCCATTGCGGGAAGCTTTCTCCAATACCACCCAGGACCTCCAGGAAAATGATACACGGAGATACCCGAAGATATCTGAAGCGGATTGTTCTTGACAAGTGTCTTTAAGGCTTGATTGTTATACCGACCCGTAGTGATCGCACAATAGTTTACGTACGGCTGCTCGAGGCATCCGGACATGGGCACGTTCTTCTCATAGATATCAAGATTAATCCTGGTGTTCATTTCTGCAAAGAGCTGCTTTATCTCGGGGCTGTTGCAGAATAAGAGAACCCCCGCAGAAAATGCAGTCGTGTTTCCATCGATCTGCGTAAGATCAAACAAGGGTGTTTCTCCGCCCCAGAACTCATGAGAGACAACTCCTTCTTCCAGTGCATACAGCTTGCTAGGATCAAGATCAATTGCAAATAACTTTGACAAAGGACCATCAACCAGAACGTCTGTGTCAAGATATAAGATCTTTGAATACCCAGAGAGATCGTGGTCAAAAATCTTAAGCTTCATACGACTGCTTTCAAAAATGCTATCGACCTCACAGAGGCGGGTCGTAACATTCTTCATGCACGATGCCACACGAAGAATGTCTTCCTCAAAATCGGGCTGAGTTAGAATGATGAAGTCAGTGGTCTCGGACACCTCTCCGTACTGCGCGATTGACTCGGCAAGGTATTTGAAAAGCGTGATATATTCCCTGCTACGAAACACACAGGCGTAGAGTAGGGTTCGCATTACCAAACAGGGTCTTAATAATTGTAAACCCACAAACGTACAGACAAAATGGATCTACAGATAGCCTGAGTAGTAAGACCACACAACCAGATCAAAATGTCCGTCAACGCCACCATCAATGCATCCAACCTCGACATCTCCAAGGTCAGCTTCGGCGACATCCGCGTCAGCAAGAACAACGGGTCCAAGAGTGTCCCGATCAAGTACAATGGGCAGAATTTCCAGATGCGTGTTCCCAAGCTCCAGTACCCTATGGGCGTCTCAATCAAGGAGACTGAGAATGGCATCAACTACACCATGCTCGCTAGCCTGCGCGGGTGCGACTCCTACGCGAAGGAGCGTGCCCCGACGGATGCGGGTGAGGTCGGTCAGATGTACAACTTCCTCAAGGATCTTGAGGAGAAGGTGATCAAGACCGCTGTGGAGCGCAGTACCTCGTGGTTTGGTCGTGCTCGCAAGGAGGATGTCCTCCGTGACAGCATGAAGTCTCTGGTGTCTCCTAGCGTGGAGAAGCAGGGTGCTGAGTGGGTTCCGAATGGTAAGTATCCTCCGAGCTTCCGCATGAAGGTGCCGGTGTACCCCAACGATCGCGGCCAGCTGACGGTCAGCATGGATGCGGTGGATATGGCCAACCGCCCGATCGCGCTGACTCCGGAGAATCTGGAGACGGCGTTCCCGAAGCGCATGGAGGCTCGGTTCATCGTCAGCCCGAGTATCTACGTTTCGGGGCAGGGGTTTGGCGTGACGTGGCGTATCTCGTACGCTCAGGTTTCGGCTCAGGCTCGTGTGACGGCGGCTCAGATGTTTGATGCGGAGGAGAGTGCGGATGAGCCGGTTGCGACGGCGACTGCGGAGATTCCGGTGGCGACGGAGGATGAGGAGCAGGAGGAGGAGGAGACTCGGGAGGCTCCGAGTGCGGCTCCGGTGCAGGTGCCTCAGACACCTGCAAAGCAGGCTCGTCGTCGGACGGCTCAGCCTTCGGCGATCTAAAGCCGAGTAGGTCCCAAATACGTGAGCCTCTAGGAGGCTTACAGACGTACAGGTCATCGTCTATAAACAAAATTTTTGTTTTATCGGGATTGTTCAGCAAAGACCGGGATGTTGCGCACTTTAGTTCTGTCAGGGATTTCTGACCACAGTCGTCGCAACTGTACACAGTAGGTGACCGAAGAACAGACTCGACAGTCAGGATACGGCTGGGTCCATGCAGACATGCTTCTAAGATAGATGTGGGACTTGTCCAGTCCTCCCCTAAAAATCGCTCAACAGTTGTGCGAGGCAGAACCGACCAGAGACTCCGATCGTTTGTCCATCCGTCCTCTTGCAAGAGGGTTGCAAAGGGTGTTTCGTAGAACCACAGGATCCGGAAGTCGGCATGATCCTCTAAAGAGTGTTCCACTAGACCCGTTCGTTCAAGCTCTTCCGTATACAACCAATACACATTTGCATGAGAGTACTGTCTGTCGCGGGAACCCCGGTAGACATCACGACCATTCATTGACCACAAGTCGGAGACGACATCCACGTCATGCTCGACTACGTCGCGCGAAAGATCTGTGTACAGAACACGTGGGTCAAGAACCGACTGCATTACTCAAACGACACAACAACCTTCACGTCGTGGTGACGCACCGCCTTGGTTGCGGAACGACTGAGTTCGTGACGCTTCCTGCGGCTGCCATCCTCGGTCGTCTTGGGCTGAATGGTTGTGGAACAGGCATCCATATCTGCGTGGATTGCATCGTAGTTGTCCTCGAGATACTTGAGCACATCATCCTGGATTGCCCACTCAAAGAAGTTGAGCTGTCCCACAGTGGTGTCCAGGCCCATGAACTGAATGCGCTTCCACCGACAGAACGGGTCGAACATCTTTTTGCTATACGCCTTTAGGTGAGACTTGTAGGCAAGATAGACAATGACATGGCGACTCCCCACCAGGTAGGACACATTGTGCTTCTTTGCGTAGTTGGTCACAAGCCAGTCCAAAAGACGGAGGCTGACCTTGGACTCTCCGGAGAGGATGGTACGGACCTTGTTGAAATGCTCGGGGTTGGAGTAGAATCCTTCCAGACGGTGAAGGACCCAATGGTCGCGGTTCTGAATCACCTCCATTTATATTGAGTGCGGTAATCTCGCTTAAAGTGGGTCGGTAAAGTAAAGGTAAATGGAGCCTCTTGCAGTTGGTACCTCTGTGTGCACTGGTGAAGTTCTTGACAGAGTGCGCGAGGAAGGTAAAGTTATGGAGGCTACCACGCCCGGTACATTCATGATGATCGAGGGTGACAAGGTCTATTCTACATTTTTGGAGATGCTCCGGGATCAGCCCCAGCAACCCGACCCTGTGTTCGAGGAGGGGGATGTCATGCCGACCATGGAGGATAAGGGTGTCCCGCTGGGAGCCCTTGATGACATGGATGTGGAGTTCAAGAAGATGTATACCGAGATGTTCAGCCGCACAAACGAACTTGGCGTGATGGGTGCAGGAGACTTCGAGGCTCGCCTCAAGGAGCGCCAAAATGAACTTTCGGAGAGCAAGGGAGAGAACCCTAATGGAGGAAGCATTAGCGTCCTATCTTCTGGAGGACCGACCTTACACGCATTTGAACGCGCGCCTACGCCACTTCACTTTACTGTGCAAATCCCTTGCGCCGGAGCTATCGTATCGACACCTGAAGAGGGAGGTCATGCGAGTGACACAGACATTGATGACGGGGGCGCCGGGTCGTCTGTGGATTCGTGATCGGGCCTTTGAGCGGACGGTCAGGCTGTATGGCAAACAGGATCAGCGCACAGATGCCTGGCACACTCAACGAGGAACCATGATCACCGCATCGGAGGTGTCAAAGGTGTGGACAACGCCGGCCTCTCGTCTGGAGCTCCTCGAGAAGAAGCTGGAACCACCAACCAAGAGCGACAGCAATCCGTTCAATTCGATCCCCGCGTTAATTTGGGGAACTCGGTTTGAGCCTGTTGCAAAGAAGATCTACGAGGATTCAACGGGTTGTGACATCATCGACGTGGGCTGCTGTCAGCACCCAGTCCACAAGTTCCTGGGTGCCTCTCCGGACGGACTCATTGTACCTCGCTATGCGGATGCGGATCCGATGCGGTATGGTCGCCTGGTCGAGTTCAAGTGTCCTATGAGTCGTGCGCGCAAGGATGAGATTCCGTCGTATTATATTCACCAGATGCAGATGCAAATGGAGTGCACAGGAATTGACGAGTGCGAGTACGTAGAGTTCCGCTTCAAGCAGGTAAACTTTACGGCATGGGATCAAAGCAAGGAGACGAAGGGTGTCTTTGCTGTGGACCCTGTGGGGAAGGTGGATTACAAGCCCGATGACGTTGAGCTTCACATGTGGCAGTCGGGACTGACGGAGGAGTATCAGTATATCTATTGGATCTTGGCAGACATCAAGAAGGATTTCGTGCCGAAGGATCCCAAGTGGCTGTCGGATCACCTGCCGGATCTCCGCGCATTCTGGGACGATGTGGAGCGTCACCGTCGCGAGGGAACCAAGCCGGAGCCGTTGCCCTCTAAGTCCTTGACCATAGACCTTTGAGCCACTGCCAAAAGGTCAGTCTCGCAGGAGCAAACTTTTTAGTCCATTCGCTGATTGTGTATTGGTTTCCCATTGATAGGTTACAGCGAGAACAAATGGGAATTAAGTTCGACACATCAGTTTTTCCTCCTTTAGATTCAGGAATGTTATGACCCGCTTGAAAATCAAACACGTTCATGGTATTCGTACACCACGAGACCTTGCACTTGCTTTGAAACTTGGGCCCTACGTGGACCAACCAGACTTGCTCGCGAAGAGCCTTGGGGATTTTTGCTTTTGATCCCATTAGGTCTTCTCACATACGGCTCTTAAACTGATTCACCTGCCACGGGGTGTCCATTCCGGGGGCTTCTCCAACTCCGTTATCTTGAACGAAGTGATTGGTCCGCTGGGAGTACGAGGAATCCTCAAGAGCCATAGCACGCTTCTGTTGACTCATGTCAATCATCTTACCTTCCGGCGGACCGCCGTAAAACTTCTCAAGTCCAGGAATCATCTTCAGTACAACGGCAACAACGACAAGACCGAGTGCGAACCAGACCCACTGCTTCATTGTTCAAGCTCCCGAAAAAAACGAATGTCCTAACTTGTAAGAAGAGGGACTCACAATGGAGGACAAGGCACTTGATATTCTTCGCACGATGTTCGCCCGCCGTAAGCTCGAGACGACAACAGAGCGTGTGTCAAGTGACAACAAGAAGATGGAGAAGGTGACACTCTACACAGTTGGAAACGTCTTGGTGTGCTTCAGCCAGAAGGATAAGATTCTCTCCACAGACATTGTCAATGTGCTGGCCTTTGCGGAGGAGAACGGTCACACCAACGGGATTGTTATTGTGGCCATGAGCCCGCCATCAGAGAATGTTCTGCGCGTCGCAAAGTCCCACGCCAAGAAGCGGGTGGCCTTGTTCCATATCTGGCAGCTTCAGTTTGATATCACGACCCACCGCATGGCGATGCCGCACCGTATTCTGGATGAGGCGGAGCGCACGGAGATCTTTGACAAGTACAAGATTTCGGAGCCTGAGAACCAGCTGCCCTGGATTGATTCGCAGGATACGATGATCAAGTGGATTGGTGCTATCCCGGGTGATGTCATTGAGGTGACGCGCCACTCGGACACTGCGGGTCGCAGCAACTACTATCGCTATTGCGTTGAAGATGTAAATGTAGCTCAGTAATAATGAGCGACTCGTTCCAGACGAAGCTTGCAAAGTACAAGACACTGATTGATGCAAATAACCCGGCAAAGCTGACAGAAATCCGAACTCTAAACAGAGAGCTTGCCGCGGAGATTCACACCCTGCTAGAAAAATCTGGAAATGATCTGCAACAGAATCACGATGCACTGATTGAAAAACTGGTCAGTCTTCAGAATGATTCGTCTATCATGGAGTTGCAAAGCGATCAATACCGGACACTGCAGATGCTCCAGAACCACGAATACGCAAACTTCAGTGGTGCATTTTTTTGGTATTCCATTTCGCTTGGAATCGCCGCTATCTTGTTTGTACTTATTCTGATGTGGAAGGGTGGTTACAAAGCCCCGATAATACCCACAATGACAAGCAGTCCAACCACGATGCCAGCCTTGACATAGAGTGACGTCTCATCTGCAGCAGCAACAACTTGGGTATGAAGTTGTTTTGACTGTGCCAGGCTATCTTGGAGCTTTGGGCCCTGGGTTTGAATCATCCTCGACTTGGCCTGCAGGGACGTGATATCCTGATTAGTTGTCGTGTACGAATTGATAAAGCCCTGAATATAGGTATCGTTGGTTGTCACTCCATTCGATACGGATCCAATCGCTGCATTGATAGTTGCGAGGGCGCTCTCATAAGCCGTCTTGTACGTGTTTTCACCTGTCACCTTGTAGGCAGCGTAGTTGGTCTTGTAGGAGTTTAGTGCAGATTGCAAGTCAGCGGGAAGCGGTACTGCGGCGTCACCCATTATATTCCTGTCCTAAAACAAAATGCCCACGTCTCCCTTTGGACAGGTCAATCCTCCCGTTCGTCGTGCGATGGTTGGCGACGCGTCAGAGTTCACTCGTTTTGTTCGCATGTCCTCCACGATCCTTCCGTACAATTCCCGGGGACAGTCGGCGATCCCCAACAATCTGGGGTGGCGCAGTCAAGAGGCGAATCGCGATGCTCGTGTGTTTAGCCCAATCCTGGGTGCATTCAAGAGTTTTGTTCCTAACCGTTAAACAATGGATTACGAGACGATTCGGTCGCAATATGCGACGTATTCGATGGAGACCGATGCAAGTACGAAGATGAATGAGCTCAAGAGAAGTTTAAAAGGTCGTCCTCCTGTTCAGCCCAATGAGATTCCGAATTTACGATCCAAGATTCTCAAGGCCCCTAGCCTTGCTGTGATCCAGACTGCTCTTTTTACGATCCTGCTCTCCCTTATTGAATTCCTGGTACTCCCTGGTGAAATGGCATCGTACCTTGTCTTTTTGACACTCTGCATGGGAACGGCGACCGGAATCTATCTGGGTAGTAGATAATGAGTTGTCCGCCGCAGTTTGTGATGTCGCCAAATGGGTCGGCATGTGTTGTCAAGTGCCCCTCAATGTACACGAGCAAAATACTCGACGGTGTGCCGTCGTGTGTGATGATGAACCCGACCAAGAATGAAGTACTTGCATCCTTTGGGCTCACATCGGTCCCTCCCTTTACCGGAACGGGAACACCGGGTGGACCTGCATTTACGTCGGCATACGCTGACTACACAGCAGCTCTTGCAACTGCAGATGCTAAAGTGGGATCGGCAAATCGCCAATCGATAGCATTTTCGAATCTAATGGCAGCCGAAAACGCTCGTGGGTCAACAGGGGGAGAGGCTGCATACCAGGCCGCACGTGTCACCTATTATACTCTGACGAAGGGTGATGCTTGGATTCAAGAGGAAAAGGAGCGGGTTGCAAATACGGATGCACAGCCGGTCGTGAATACTCTTGCATCGCAGTATCGCAACCTTGTCGAGAGGAAGAACCAGCAAACACGAACGATTGATGTCATCAACGGACTCAAAGACAAGGTGTTATCCGTCAAGGACGATCTCACGTTCTCTGTCAATACATTCCAGAGACAGATCGATGCGGTTAAGAATCAAATCAACAAGGATAAGAAAGTTCAATCTGATACAATCGAAGCAACGACATCGTGGGTCGATACCTTCTTGAACTGGACCATTGCCATTGCTACGATTGTGTGTATCTTCATGTTAGTACGTCGCCTTACTCGAGGTGGGCCGTCTGTTCTCGAGAAGCTCAAGACCGATGCCGCCTTGTTCCGAGCACAGGCCGAATACACTCGCGCAAAGGCGGGTCTCAACGCCCAACCTAGTATGCTCAGCCGAACATAACCTGCGTCTGTACGGTCCAGATCAACTACACAACCAACACAATGGAGGTATCCGACTCTCGCACAGTCGCCGATTTTCAAAAGACAACATTCTGTGGACATCCACGCTCACACGTCGTGAAGGTTCTCCTTCAAAACGTGCAGCTCGGTCACGCGGATTACGCATGCTATTGGGCTCTAGAACTACTGTGTTCTGGACTAGTTCATAGCTTGTGGGCCACCCTGTTTGACGCTGCAGCCCTTCACATCAACCGGGCAAATCCCAATGTCTTCATGTACCTGGCATCTGCCTACGAGCGGTATGCTCCGATTGAACAGGTGTATTCAGTTGGAACAATGACCTCCATTCGGAACAACTTGGATGCGCGACAGATTATCTGCGAGGTTGCCGCCACACTCGCAGGGTGTCGTAAAAATAAATTGCCATCTCTTCCAACAATCAAGCCCGTGCATGATTTTGACCCTCAGACGATCCAGGAACATCTCAAGGCTCCCTCACAGTTGTTTGGGAGGCTTGCGCTTCGGCCCGCGGATCCTCTTCCGGTTGCCATTCCACTCAACGAGTTTGTCTATTGCCTGCGCCCCGATGTTCGGGATGCCACTCGGGCACTGTATTGGATGGCCTGGGTCTTTGCCTACTGTAGAGAACACAAGAAACAGACCAAGCAAGCCCTCATCTTTGCCAATCGGTTTGACGAGTTTGTCTCTGAGCCCCACGGATCCCATCCTGTCTGGATTTTCTGGGACGCAATCCGCAAGCAGACCCAAGCACAAGCACGGCCTGTCATTGACATCCTCTACAAGATGTATTGCCTGCGTTGGAGCCCCACTGATGCCAAGGCCAAGCAGCATCTCCTCCTGGCGGCTATCCTGATTGTTTGCGAGGGAACCACATTTGATGCTACGGTTGTCTCAGGGAATACCATCGCAGTGTCCAATGTTCTCCAGGGAATGCCCGGGTGGATTGATGCCATTGTGCGGATGCAGAAGAGCTTTGCGTAAAATGGATCTATAAATAGCTAAAGAGGAGAGAGTAGTGAGAATGTCGTCCTATATCCCCGAAGTCTCTGCCTCGAAGGTCGCCGGTCTTATCGGTCTGCATGGATTCCAGCGCCCCCATGAGGTCATGTATGATCTCCTCCTCAAGCACGCCCCAACGAAGACTCGGATCGCATGGATCGAGACCAGCAACAAACGTGTGGCGATTGCCAAGGTGAAGGATACAATTCTGAAGACATCAGCGGTTCGGGACATTGTAGGAGCCGGTGTTCGTGCCTGCGTGGGCCAGACGGACATTTCGGGCACCCTGTCGGACGTGGAGACGCAGGCCCGGATGGTCTTGACTCTGCGCCACGGTGAGCTGACGCCCGAGATCCGCGAGATTGTGGTGGGCGAAATCAGGGGTGCCGTCCAGCGTCAGCGGGGCAACAACAATGAGGCGGCAATTCTGGATACCTACGAGGTTGAGAACAATGTCGTCGTGGCGGAGCGTAATACCATGACATTCAAGAAGGACTGTGGCACCTACAAGCTGGTAGGCCGCACGGACGGTTACGTGAAGGAGCACAATCGCATCGTGGATTCCAAGGCACGGACACGCTGGTGGCCGATGGTTCCAATGTACGATGAGATCCAGCTGCGGGTCTATATGCACCTGGCGGGCGCAACGGAGTCCGAGCTGGTCGAGTCGTTCCCGGACAAGCGGACACGGGCAACCAAGTACCTCAACGATGCCGCAAAGTGGGGCGTGATTCACGATGGACTCGTGGCAGCTGCGAAGAAGATGAACGATGCGATCATCAACGACGAGGATCTGATCGCTTTGGTTTTCGCAAACACTGTGTCTATGTAATAATGAAGGTCACGTTGTCACCAATCGTCCCTCCTGAGTTTGCGAGTCAAAAAGGAACAACCTACGAAACCAGGTATCTCTATACCGGGTTTGGCAGGTACAATGAATACGAGAAGACCTTGGAGGTGATCCAGGTGAATCCCGATAGTACATACGATTTTTTTAGTCGTCCTCACACCGGTGAGGTCTTCACGCGGGTCTACCATGTGGAGACGGTGACACTAACATTATATTCGGAATCTCCTCGTATCTGGAAGGAAGAGGTTGGACCCGATGTGTTCTTCTTCAGCAGCACCACTTCTTAGCCGCGGCAACAGCCACCTCCTTGACCTCCTGCGGGGTGACAACGCCATCACCATTCTTATCCAAGACAGCCACGACCGAGGCGACGACTGCGGGCTTCTTGAGTTCGGCGAGGATCTCCTCCACGGCCTTCTTGAGGGTCTCCTTGATAATGGCCTCCAGCTGAGACTTGAGTGCATCCGGCACGACCGGTGCGGCCACCTGGACCTTGACTTCTTCAACAGTGACTTGCGTGGTGTCGGACATTGCGGTTTGTTCTATGCTTAGAAAAGGTCTGGACTATGTAAATGGACGTCTGGAACCTCCTCTCTGTAGGTGCATCCACCCTTGTGATGGTCGCACTCATCCACATGGCCTGTTACTACGCCGTGAAGACAATGTACCCCCCTACCCCGGTTCGGGTTCAAGTTCAGGCCCCTGTACCCACGGTGCGCTTTGAGGAGCCTGTGGCGGCACCCCCGGTTGCGCCCGAGATTCCCCTGGTGACGACCAAGCTGCCTCCTCCGGTGGATACGCGCGACCCGGGTCCGGCGCGCAGCTCTCAGCCCGCTTTCAGCGAAGCGGCAAAGGAGAATGAAGTGAAGGTACCCTCCAATGTACCAACGTATGAAAGTCTCTTATCGGCTGTCTCCTCTGGCAAGGAAGGGGGCGCCAATCTCGGACCCATGTCAGGTGCCTCAATATAGTGGAAATCCTGGATGGATTTACTTGACACACGATACAAATGGTAATGCCCACGCATACTTCACTGATGCAAAGGGAGAACGGCCTCAGGACCTGGCTTTGGTCATGGATGAACGTGTCTGTTGTGACACGATTTTTCGAGTCGTTCGACTGGCGCCCAAGAGCTACATCGTATATGATGTCCTGGTCCTGAATGGACTTCGCATTCATGACAGCTTGACATTTCTCCAGCGTCAGGAACGGATTGCAGAGATCCTTGAGTTATTTCACTTTCCAGATTTGGTCGCCTTGACAACCATTGACAATGCACCTGTTGGCACCCATATCCGTGGCTACGAGCAGTACGATGGAGTTCCAGGGACGATCGGCGTTTATCTTCCCAAGCTAGAGTAAATGAGTTGCTCAAAAATGGCCGGTGGTCGTCGCCGTAGTCGCAAGATGCGTGGTGGAAATGGTTATGGATTTGGAAGCCCGATCGCCGCAGGTGCCCTGGAGGTTGTGCCGAACATGACGTCGGTTGCGGATGGTGCTGCGTACAAGCCCATGGGCGGCCGTCGTCGTCGCAGCCGCAAGACCCGCCGTCGTCGCGGTGGGTATGAGGTCTCTGCGCCCCCCGATCCCGACATGGTGACAAAGGGTCAGTGCAAGGCTCCGGACACATGGAAACCGACAAAGGCTAGAAGCGCCTCGGGTGAGGTGCTGGGTTACTGCAACAGTGCCAGTGGGTTTCAGTACCCCAGGAAGGGCAAGCACAGTGGTGGCCGCCACACCCGTCGTCACCGCCGATCCATGCGCGGAGGCGGTTCGGTTGCGGGTGTTGGATACGGATTCACAGGTGATGGAGCACGCGGACTTGCGATCCAACAGGCTTACCCGTCTAACCTCCCGGTGGGCGGTGCCTTTGCGATCCCGACGGGGACTCGGTAGGCAGCATCTGCAAAGACGTAGGGCATATACTTTGGATCATTAGTCACGATGAACGGTCCTCCAATTGCTTGGCAGTAGAACATCATTCGCTGCACTTCAAACCGAAGCTGCGTGTACTCGATATAGTCTTTCCATACTTGATAGATTCGCAGTCCATTCATGGCGACCGTCATAGGATCCGCAACCTGTAAAAACAGTAAAAATAGAGTTATGATTGGCATGAGAATCATGTCACTCATAAGTTGAATTGTCTCCGACCACGTGTCGGGTGCGCACTTAGTTCTTAGTTGAATGTATCGCTCAGCAGTCTGAAACGGCTTGGCTGGAAGCTCCATTCCTGACTCCGATCTTTACTCCGGACGCCGGAAACTTTACCTCCTCCAACGTCCGAGCATCGACGTACATAATCTCTGTATCGTGATGGACCTGAATGAGATGGAGGATGAGGTCAAGGCGGATTGTATTTCCGACAACAATATACTTGCTCATGGCTGCGGTGAGATCGACCTCGGTCTTCTTGTCGCCGATCCAGATCCAGGGGAACTCCGGCACGTGCTCGAAGGGATCGAAGAGCTCGCGCACAATCTCCTCGCCCTCGTAGAAGAGGTTACAGCGCTTTGCCCCATGCTTCTCCCACTCCTCAACGTAGATGGAATCCTCAGGAACACGAGTCATCTCGGCGAGATCCTCGTTGTCAAAGTCGTCCGAGAGGACATGATAGTTGATGGAATGGTCCTTGGGAGTAGGTCCCCAAACCCAGTTGATGAAGGTGCAGATAGCAGAGTAGGCACGAACGGCACAGAAGATTGCGGTAGACGACATGGTAGCTTACTTGACCTCATTCGAATCTGTCGGAATGAGTTCCATTTTGCTTCCAGAGAGGAACCCTTCTTTCACGACTTGTCCCACAACAATCGTGTCAAAATCCATTCCCATCGAAATCGCGGTGGCCAAGGAGGTGATGATGAACGGAGCC